AGATTTTAGCCATTCGCCCTCTTTGTAGAATTTACATTCAACCGCATGGAAAGGTATGTTTAGATCGCACAGCTCTTTTTGTTGGTATTGATCCAGGTTGCGTTTTGTTTTGTAATCGATGTTGTTTTCTGAAAAGAAACCATTAAGAATATTTGCTACGTCGCGTTCAAATTGTGCGCCCTTGTTTCTACTGTTAATAGGCATTGATAGAGTTTCTCAAAACTTGTAAAAAATTGCAAACTTAATTTAAAGAGCCGACGCCTTTGTTTTCATCTGGTGTGTTATCGTCAATACTAAGAGCTGCAATACCTCCCGCACCTGCAATCGGTGCAAAAGAAAACATCTGGTCTTTAAACTTCTGCCTGGCTTTGGTTTTGAAAAAGTCGGTCTCTGGATTATTCTTAATTACTTTCAATCCACGGTTTTCTAGAATATCAATAACTTCTTGGCTGGTTTTCGGCGGCACTATAGCACCAGCAAATTCATCAAAGCCAACGGCTCTCATGGGTTTGGCCTCTAAGTATTCAGTTGGGCGTGCTGCATTTTTTTTGAATATGTTTACTATGTCGTCAGTCAAGCTAGGTGCTGGATCTACGTTAAAATAATTTACAGCATTTTTGACAGCCTCTTCAATGGTGTCTCCTTCATCTAAATACATACCTATTTGGTTTGTAAGATTGTCTCCTTCATCCCTAAGCACCGATAGTTTCATACCGTCTTGCATATTAGGTGCCTCATCAACCGCATTTTCTAAAAGCTCTTCAATATCATCATCTAGGCTAGAGAAATATGGTTTATCTTGTATTCTGGATCTTTGGCCTTTTATATCTTCAAGGTCTGTCATTTTTTCAGTCATAAGTGCGCGAAGTCTATTTGGTCCATGGGCGTACATCAAGCCTGCCTCACCACCGCGTTGGGTTTCTTCGATCATGTTGCGAGTTGCATTTTCCAAGGTGTAAGGTTTGGTAACCATGGTTTCTTCAAAGTCATCAAAGTATTGGAAAACTCCATCTTGGCTAAGATATTTATCTTTTTCTTTTCTTACCCATCTTGTGTATTCTGTCCCCGCTGAATTTACTTTTGTTGGATCAAGCTCTTTTCCTGTTTCCTTTGCAAACTTTAATCTTGCTATGTCTGTGTAAAAAAAGTTATCAAAATTTAGTATGCGGTCCTGTGGACGATTAATATTATTTTTTTGTAAATTATTTAGTTCATCTGCTGCTTTTTTTATGTCCTCTCTAATTTGATATGGTGGGGTGCCTTCTTCTGCTTGTTTCATTAGTTTTTTGTTAGAAAAAAGACTGGTGTAATCTTTTTGCAACTGTTCGGCAGCTCCTTCTTTTGCTAGGCGTATTTTTTTCGGTGCTCTAGGTGTGTAAGCATCGGCAGAATAAACCGCGTTTCGCGGATCTACAGAGGGGTCGAAATTTTTTGGCTTGGCAATCAGTTGAATATCACCAAATCCCTTAAGCGGCACGTCGGCAGGTTGAACCGCTAAACTTGGAGACGGGATTCCTCCCATTGCATCAAAACTTTTTATAGCGTTTTCATTGGTATTATGCACAAACATCATGTCTTTTGGCTGGTCTAGGGATCCTACGCCTTTTTTAGCTGCTTTTGAGCCTTTACCTGCTTTTGAAATACCCAATGCAACAGTCGCAAGAGCTCCTGGAGCCTTAAGCAACCCGCCAATACCCGCTCCTACAAGCGGTATTCCGTAAGCTGCATCACCCAAAACACCCAAACCCTGCAAAGGCGCATACAAATATCTGTCAATACCTCCTGCTTGTATGTTTTCAGCCATGCTCGGCATAGGATCTCCAGAAAATGCCTCTTCAAGCGGGACATCGCTGCCAGGGAAGGCAGGAAAATTACCAGCAGCATCGGTAATACCAGCTCCAGGTGCAAAGACAGATGCTAAGTAGGCGGTTTGTGCTGGAGTGAGCGTTGATTGATTATCCATATCATATCTAACACCTGTGCCTGGTAGCGGACTACCAATGGATGAAAACGCAGATAAATCACTTTCCCTAATACGATCCTGGATTGTCTTTCTTTCAGCCATGTAAAAAATTTTAGCACATAGGCATTATATAAAAAAGTTGAAGGGCCAGGGATATTTTGCATTGCAAAATTTTTTGCACAAAATTTTTTTGCGTTGAGTTTTTCTGGTGATTCAGTATGTCAAACCCACTTATAATTACACTGCAACAAGCTAGTCAAAAAAAACGGGTGTAGGGATCCCTAAAATAAAGAAATGCCTGTAAAAAAGGGACTTCAAGGGACTCCAATATATCTGGTGTATCTATTGTGCTCACAAGTTGCACATAGTTGCACAAAAGAATACATGTTTGCATACGCAAAAAAGCACGGTATATCAAGGACTTACGTCAATTTTTTTGATTTTGTAAATTTTTTTTGCTTTGGATATGTGTTTGCGTTTACACAGTTTTATTTCTATTTATCTTTATCGCTGTAGTCACCTGTGTTCGCACCGAGTAATTGTCCTAATCGTTCCTTGATCTGATCTCTGCTCATCTTCTCCAGGTTCGCATTTATGTTTATGTTCTGCGATCTATTGATGGATAAGCCAGCTAACTGGTTCAGTTCTTTTATCGCACTAACCGCAGCATTGTATTGTCCTTTCTCGAACGCGCTCTCCATTACCTTCCACAACATCGTGCCTGTCTTTTGTGGCGTAATGGCATACCGCTCTGCGAGCTCGTCTTGTTTGATGCGTATGGCCTTAACTACGTTGGGATACGTCTTGCCGTTGAGCAACTTGTTCGCGCTTGCGCTTGGAAACTCATACCCAGCTTTTCTGGCCGCCTCGGTCATACCGCATGCACCTTCGGTGTAATGCCAAACAAAGCTGGCTTGCATTTCTGTCAACCCATGCTCGTTATCCTTATCAAACTGAATCGGTGCTTTTGATTTCTCGCTGGTTGGTTTTTTCGTTCTTGGCATCTTTACTTTCCTTTCTTTTTTCACCCCAGATGATCTCCCAGGCATCCCTATATTTATTCGTGTCCTCCTTGCGTCTTTTAGAACCTTTGCTCATAAGTGTATAGTGTACAGTGTATAGCACCTCTATTATATATATTATCAACCGCGTAAGAATGTAATCTTATATGTAGACAATATATAGTATATATATACACTATACACTAATACAGTATAAACCCTGTCATAACAAGGGATTGCGACAGGGTACAGCTATTTTTACTATACCCTTTGCTATACCCTGTTTTACCCATTCTTATCGCCTATTATCCTTTTCTAAAATCAAAACCGCCAGTCCAACCAAAATCCACGACACCGCGAGCGTAATAAAAAAGGTTACAGCTGATATGCAAATTACTTGTTTTACTATCTCAATCATCAAAATAATTTTCTCTGTTCTTGTGCTTTCTTAATTCTGGCACATGCTATCTCAAAGTATTCCTCGTCCACCTCAATACCTATAAACTTGCATCCAGACATGACCGCCGCCTTACCAGTGCTACCACTACCCATAAATGGATCAACTATCACCCCACCTTTCGGTGTGACCAGGCGACACAAATAACGCATCAACTCCGTTGGCTTGACTGTTGGGTGGACGTTTTTACGCAAAGTAGAATTAGCACCAAATGTTCTAGCTGTTTCACTATTACTTCTAATATTACCATCGGTAGTTTGCGCCTCCATAAAGTTTTCCAATCCCTCATCTCTATCTTTCTTGCTTGCTTTTGCACAATAAAAGTATCGTGCTTTATCCTGAAATATATCCTGCACCACCTCAGATCCATCGTGCATGACATTGGCTGGAAATCTGCCTTGTTCGTTGCCTAATACTTTATAATCTGACAATTCGCCACCTTGAGTTTTACCCGCAAAGCCACCAATCCTACCACTACCACCAGATAAATTATCATCTGTGCCAACTCGACACTCATCTATATTGATACCACCCGTGCCATGCTCTATAACATTGTTAGCCACAGTTCCTTTAAATGGTTTTCTAGCCATAACAATCGGCTCATGTGCAGGTTTGAGTGCTGTACCCCAACCCTCGTATTCTGATGAGCCTTTGCTTATGTGCGTTTTATGTCCGTAATCAGAATAACAGTTTGTGTTTTTACTTGCTGTTTGTTTTTTTATTAAAGGGTTTGGATATATTTCCCTCTTATTACCCTGCAACTTATCCACTGCTTTACCTATGTTATGCGACTTAGGAAAGCCACTGCCATAGAGCCACATCAACTGATCTCGTATCTCAAAACCTGCGTCCTCTATAGGTATGGCTCCCCTATGATAAGTGCGAGAGCCAAAAAATGATAAAAGATGTGCACCTGGCTTTAACGCATCATGCACTTGCATCCAAATATCTACACTAGGCACATCATAGTCCCACTGCTTGCCCATGAACGATAGGCCGTAAGGTGGATCTGTCACACATGAATCTATATCTTTTAGTAAAGGCAAAACGTCTTTACAATCAGCACAATACAAAGTGGCATTGCCTATTGTTTTCATCTGCTTAATCATTCAAATTTATCCGCAAAACTGCCATAACTTATGTCACTCTCCGCTACGCTGTAATCCAGATCAAAGATCTTTTTGCCATTAGAACGTCGCGGTCCGATGCCTCTTTCGTGTAACACACGACTCGCTTCTTTGAAGTCTGGCATCCTCGGCGACTTGATACCAAGGTCGCGCAACAACTTTGTCATTTGCACTGGCTTGGTATCGTCGCTACCAAAGTTAACATGTTCAAGTATTAGATCTTCTACACTTGATTGTGTTCTATATTGTTCATTACTGTTTTGTAAGAGCTCACGCTCATCGGGTGATAAAAACCAATTCTTTTGTCCTGGCACATACATGGTCTCTTTGACCTGTGCCCAGAGCTGTTGCATGTTTACACCATGATTTACGTCAATGTCTTTTACCGCGAGCACCCAGAATCTTCGATTCCCACTGGTATCCGTCAAAAACTCGCGTGCGTTGACACTGGCATAAAAGGCTGTACGCCTTTGATACGTTGTAAAGGCTCTATCATAGGGTAGCCTTAGCTCGTCTGTCTTTGCCGTCACAAAGGCTTTCAGCTGGTCTATATCCGATTTTTTAAACGTCGACTCGATTTCGCCTAGTTCTACAATCCAATGGCTAACCGCCCGTTTCACGCTGTCTTTATCCGACGGATTAAGCGTTGCACCCTCTAACAGCCACCCTTTATTGTAATCACATAGGCGTTTAAACCATAAGGTTTTACCGAGTCCTTGTGCACCCTGTAGCACCAGTATGCCCTCTAACTCAACGCCATTTACCTCGCAAGCTGCCGCCACGCAACTAATCAACCACTTCTTAAGTAGCATGTCTCTTAGCTGTGCCGATTCCTCTGTGGTCAGCGACTTTAAAAAGTCTGGTAGTCTGTCGACTCCATCCCACGGCTCGCTCTCGATCCATTCTTTTACAGGGTTATATTCGCGCGCTAATACTTTGAGATAGTCGCGCACCTTAGTGTGTGGTATGCCCATATTAATACAGCGATCTTCGATCTCAATGAGGCTAGCCTCCTCGGCCATGTCCGCTATGAACTGCATTTCTGGTATGTCTATTTCCATCTTTTTCTTTATGACGTTGTAGCGCACATCTACGCCATGTACTGCTAAGACGCCACCGATATTGTCTTTAGTGTTGAGGAAACGTCCGTTAGCACTTCTTACAAAGTCAAACTCCACTGGCACATCTAATTTTTGCAGGACCACCTCACCTTCGGTGACAGCAACTTCGTTCTTGTGGTCGTTGTAATCACCCTTACTTTCAGGCATCTGGATCTCAGCATATCCGCCTACCTTTTGCACATAAGCTGCTGCTTTCTTAGCTTCGCGTTCGCCAGTTTTACTATCATCGTTGTCTGCGACAAAGACGTGTTTATGGTTAGGAAAATACTTATACATCACCTCGGCCACAGGCGTTAAATTAAAGGCGTCGAAGGCTACCACAACAGGTTGGGAGCGATCAGCATATATAGATGCTGCTGTTGCATAGCCTTCGGCATAATTAAGTGTGTCTGAGCTATTAAATATTTCTCTACCAAGCAAGAAAAAGCTACCGCTTTTTTTAGAACCAGTGAGAAAACGCTTAGAGCCATCGCCAGCAATAAACTGTAAGCCAACGATAGTGCCTTGCCCGTCCTTCATAGGTATCACCAAGTTGCCATGATCGTCCTCTTTTAAACCATAAGATAAGACTTGTTTCTTTTCTAAATAGTCATGCCTTACACAATCCCTTGCCTTGTCCCAAATAGACTGAGCTCGCTGCGCTGCCTGCGTATATTTTTCAGCTGACTTAACCTCAGCTTGACGTCGTAGCTCTTCTATCTCTGCCTTCTGCGCTTTAGTCATACGATACCTTTTACTATTTTCTGGTTTCCAGGTAGCAGTGGGTTGATCCGTGCTGACACGATAATCGCCAATTCGACCATAGGGGGTAGTTTGGTCGAGCCAGGCTTGGTACCAACCCACCAGCTTACGTTGATTACCAATGTTGATGTATGCTCGACCTATGGAGCCATCGGTAACCAATCCCTTATTGGGATCTGGTTCATAACCATTGCTGGCTAAGAAATCTTGAAACTGAGAAACAAAATCTTTGGTAAAGGGTTTGTTGAAATTTCTGTTAGGTCCTTTTATTTTTAATGACATCAATCCATCGCTTTTTTGTGTGTTTACTTTGTTTATAAAAGTATATAGAATAGTACACCAAGTTTATAAGAATTTGCAAACACATTATGGAGGAAATTTATGAGCTTAATTATGAGTAGCGACGGTAGCGGCGAAAACCTACCAAAATTACAACCAGGCATTTATGCTGGCACCTGTTACCAAATTGTAGATATGGGAACTAGGGACGAAGTTTACAACGGCGAAACCAGTAAAAAAACTCAGGTAATTATCACCTTTGAAGTAACTGCTGCGCTGGAGCCAAACACTAACGAAGTGCAAATGCAGGACGGCAGACCTTTTGCTGTCTCTGGCACCTATACTGCATCTTTGTTTGAACAAGCAAAACTGCATCAACACTTAGTAAGTTGGAGAGGCAGAGCATTTACCGAACAAGAATTACAGGGTTTTGACATCAGCAAATT